TTCTCTTCTCTTATCGCGCATAAGTCAATGGGACCAAACGGCAAATTAGTAGATAAGATGGATTACTAATGAAAGGTAAGAAAAACCCTGTAGCAAAAAACCTAAATAAATATAACAAACCTGCTGTACAGCGCGATAGGAAAAAAGATTCTAAGAGGGGCAAAATGAAAAACTTTAAGCAATTCATGGACGAGAAACTTACTGTATCTGACACTCCAGGCGAGTGGATAAAAGATTTTCGTAAATCAGATGCTCCTCAGTTCAAGGGCAAGAGCGACAAGAAGAAGCAGAAGATGGCAATTGCTGCATACCTTGATGCTCGTCGGCGAAAAGGCATGGACGAAGAAGTCGATCTTGATGAAGCATCACTTCGCAAGTCTATTGCCACAAACTCAGGTAAGTTTCCTGAAGGTTCTATGGTAATGCATAAGAAGACTGGACAAGCTGGCAAGGTCATGACAGTCGGTAAAGACTTTGTTAAGGTTTCCCATGGCAAGCGTGGAATGAAAGACTATCATCCTTCTGAGTTGGGCAAGCTGAATGCTAAGTTGGATCTGAGCAGAGTTCCGAGTCCACCAAAGAAAGGTAGTCTTAAAATAAAGAAAGAAGAAGTCGAACAGATTGATGAAGTTGGACCAGACAAGGCTATCAATAAGTACAAGAAGAGAATGCACCAAGCGGCGCAGTCTGCTACTAAAGTAAAACCAATGGGTTCTACTGCGATGACAAGATCCGCTGCGGTTAGAATGACTCGTGATAAGATGAAGAAAGAAGATGTTGAACTTGGTGAAGAGAAGATGAGGGACTATCTCAAGCGCAAGAAGGCTGAGATGACCCCTGAACGTAAAGCTGCATTGGCTAAGGCTAACCGAGACATGCTTGCTAATCGTAAAACCAAACCAACAGATCGAAACAGTCGGTTTGATCATTATGAACCAGAAGGTGAAATGATCGAAGAATACAAAAAAGGCGATGTCGTTCATGTCAAGAATATGATGGGTAAGAAAGTTCCCCACACTGTCGTTGGAAAAGATACTGGTAATCCTAAAGTAAAAGATGCTTGGGTTCTTCAGAAACATGGATCTGGTCAAAATGTATCTAAGCGTGCTTCTGAATTCACGAAAGAAGAAGTTGAACTTGAAGAAGCGTCGCAAAAACTTGTTAAGTATATGCAACAAAAGCATGGTATTGATGCAATTAAAAAAATGAAACCTGCTGAATTTAGAGCAGCATCTGCAAAGGCTAAAGAAGAATTGAAAAGCCAAAGTGCTACAAAGAAAGCAACGCCAGCTCCAGCAAAACCTGTTACCAAAACTTCGAAAGGTAAGGTAGCAACTGGTCGAGCAGATCCTGCTGATAAGCATATCGTAATGCAGCTTAGAAAAGCTGCTGATTATGATACAGGTCATCATGACATTCGTGTTTCTCCAAAAAGGTCTGTTAAGCTTCATAGTAATCAAATCAAAAAGTTAGTTACTGCTCATGACAATTTGAAGAAAGCAGAAGATAAGAGAAGATTTCGCGTTGGTTTGATTAAAAAGTTAAGGAAAATGTAATGATAGCATTACTTGGTTCCTTACTTGGATTTGCAGGATCTGCTGTCCCTGCTGTTTTAGAGCATTTTGGTAAGAAAGAAGATAACAAAAGACATCTTGAGATTATGAAAGTCCAAGCTGATCTTGCAAAACAAAGTGCTGATGTTGACCTAATGAAATTCAATACAATGGCAATTGATAATGAACATGCTCGCTTGATTCAGCATGACATTGCAATGCAAGAAGACACAGGTGCTCTTGCTTGGTTACGGAAGTCTGTTCGACCAATTATTACATATATGTTTTTTGGATTATTTGCTGCTGTAAAAATTGCCACATTGCAACACGGATTAGAAGCTGGGCAAGACTTTTATACTGCTATAAATCTAGCATGGGATGAAGAAACACAAGGTATATTTGCTGCTATCATCTCCTTTTGGTTCGGCTCTCGAGCCATAGATAAGAGAAGAAAATAATGCCGCAATTAAAGATTGTTCGTGATGAATTAGATATTGAGAAAAAAGATAGAGAAAGACTAGAACGTATCGAAGAAAAGATCGATAAGGCGTTTGAAAACCTTGCTTATCTTTTGGCCAAAAGAGTAGAATATAAAGAGAAAGAGAAAAATGGCATCAGATCAGATCCAGAGAGATTTTGATGAAATGAGAAGGTCGAGCGATGCGAGACTCGATCGTATAGAAAAGAAAATAGATCAGTTGTCTGATGCTATGATTTCTCTTGCACGTGCAGAAGAAAAACTTATAAATATAGAAAAGAACAGTCATTCACTTTATGATCGTTTAAATCGTCATTCAGAAAAAATAGACGCTCTAGAATCTAAAGTTGATGACAATACTGTAAAATTGCAATTATATGGAAAAATTATTTTCTTACTTTTTGGTACAGCGTTAGCTGCTATTGCATCAAGAATAATAGAATCAATTTAATCGGAGTTAAAAATGGACAAAAAATATCTTAAAGCAATTGCTGATGCTTGGGCTGAAGTGACCGAAAAGAAACTATCGCCAAAACAGAAAAAGCATATGGATACTGATAAAGATGGTGATATTGATGCGACTGATTTGGCTAATTTGCGCAATGAGAATGGTTGCGGGTGCAAGGAAGAAGTAGAACAGATGGATGAAGCAGGTGCTTACAGCAGATACACTGCTTCTGAGATCGAGAAACGTCGAAAAGAACGCGAGCAAAGAAATGCTGGCACTACTCAATCCCAACGTATGAAGAATAAAATGTACGGAAATATGAGGGGTGGATTGAAAAAAGAAGAAGTCGAACAGGTTGATGAAGCAGTTTATAAAATACCTTCAAACTATGCAGCAATGATGCTGAAGAAGAAGCGAGCTGCTGCTAAAAAAGATAGCAAGCCACCATTTGATGGACCTTACAAGAAGACATCCTCTGATGGTTCTACTAAAGATGAATATGGTAATACTATCAAGATGAAGAACCGCGCTAAGCATCTTGCTAAGATGGGTATGGCAGGTATGAAGAAAGAAGATACAGATCTTTTTAGTGATGCTGAACTTGAAGCAATGGTTGCTATGTTTGAAGCAAAAGATAAGCATACAGCTGGTGCAACTAAGCCTGAAGGTATTATGGATAAGGAATCTCCTAAATCAAAAGAATTTGCATCAAAGCATAAACACCCAGGAGATGATTCACACCCGCATGCTGATTTTGATGAGAAAGGGCATGAGGATGTAAAGAAAGCTGGTGCACCTGCTGTTAAATCGCAAGCACCAACTCGCAAAGGCGATAATAAAAATGGTGATAAAAACGTTATTAATCCTGTTAAAAAGTAAGAGGTTGAATTATTATGGAAATGGCTACAGTTATTTTTTCAGTTATTGTTATTGGTTTGGGTATCCTTTATTGGAAATATACGCAACAAGTAAATGATTTCCTCGACGGTGTTGTTGATGATGTCGAAGAAGTTGTCGAAGAAGTAAAGGAAGAAGTGGAAGAGGTTATTGAGGAAGTAAAAGAGGAAGTTGAAGAGGCTATAGAAAAACTTCCTTCTAAGTCTGAAATCAAAAAAATGTCAAAAGACAAGATTGAGGAATTGGGTCGGCGTTTTGGCATTGAACTTGACAAGCGTAAAACAAAAGATAATATGATTAAAGACTTAATGGATAAAGTTTAAAAACATATTGGACTCTGTAATATATAATAGAAATAAATTATGGAGTCCATATGCTTTTTCGAGAATTGAATGAAGATAATTTCATATTGTATGCGGCAAAACATTATTATAGACCAAGATGCATTGACGCCGAAGAATTTTATGAAGACATAAAAAGATTTAAATATACAAAAAGGTTACTTAACAGATATATTCAGAGTGGCGAACTTTCAGAAAGATTGATATTGAATCATCTCACAATAATCTATAATGTTTTTGGCACAGAACCAGCTTTAAAAATGATTGAATATAAACTTGGAGTAGAAAATCTCCCAATCATTAAACCTTTTCTTGTATACTTAAAAATGATAACGCCAGACATGTATACAGGCATAAGCATGGATCAGAAAGTAGTAAATGCACTGAGGGAAATATAATGGGCGTTCTATCAAGAGCAGGTGATTTAGTTTATACTTTAAGGTTTCTCCGATTATTGACAACTTCTTGGGAAGATACTAACGCATATAAACTCGGTATTATTGATTCTGAAGGTAAAAGAATCAAATCAAAAGAAGTTTCTAATTCCGAAGAAAAATCTTCTTACAATTATTTCCATAGATTAGTTTTTAGTCTAAAAAGGCTTTTGAACAAAATCCCTGGAGGTAAATCAAAAATTGCTTCATACGCAGCAGCTTTATATCTTGTGAAAGAAAAATTAGAGTTGACAGATAAGAGTCTAAAAAAGATAATGGAATCTTGTGACATTGAGGTTATTGATCTTTTGAGCGAACAATCTGAATGGTTTATCACTGAAGATAAAATGCTATCTCCAGGATTGTACAAGATTAGAGAGAATAGAATAGTTAATTCAACATTTGAAGAAATAGTTATAAAGAACGATAAGATCAGAGTATCATCTGATTGTTATCCTGTCGGAGAAATATTTGGTCTTAATGTGTATGAGGTTACTCATGTTAAAACCAATCAAAAATTATATGTTACAACAGGGGAATTGATAAGATGAAATCATTCTCAAAATTTTTAGAAGAAGAAGTTGCTGCAAATGCAACTGCTCAGGGCGGTGTTGCAGGAACAGGTCCAGGAGAAGTTGCTGATTGGACATATAATAAAGGTAAGAGAAAGCGTAAACCGCTAACAAGACATTACATCGAGGTAAACGGAAAGATAAAGAAAACTTCTAAAAAGATGTATTGATAATGTATTATAATTAGAGTATAATAAAGTAAAGCAAGGGAAATTGCCCTTGCTTTTTTGTCTTGAAATATAAGAGAGTTGAAAAAATGGCAAAACAAGAATATATGGGGATACAAATTGACTTATCCCGCGATGAATTGTTCGATAAGCTCGGAATGAGCAGATTGAAAGAAAGTTATATGAGAGAAGATGAAACTTCACCACAACAGAGGTTTGCTTATGTCTCAAAAGCATTTTCATCAAATCCTGAACACGCTCAAAGACTCTATGACTATTCGAGTCGTCATTGGCTCTCTTATTCTACTCCTATTTTATCTTATGGTCGTTCCAAACGAGGAATGCCCATTTCTTGTTTTCTAAATTATATTAATGATACTGCTGAAGGTTTAGTCGAAAACCTTTCAGAAACTAACTGGCTTTCTATGCTCGGTGGTGGTGTTGGTATTGGTTTTGGTATTCGTGCTTCTGACGATAAATCTGTTGGAGTAATCCCTCATTTAAAGACATATGATTCTTCTTCTTTAGCGTATAGACAGGGTCGCACTCGCCGAGGATCATATGCTGCTTATCTGGATATTTCTCACCCAGATATCATGATGTTTCTTGAGATGCGCAAACCAACAGGTGATCAAAATGCACGTTGCTTAAACCTTCATCATGGAATAAACATATCAGATCGATTCATGGAAATTATTGAACGGTCTATGTTGGATTCTGATGCCGATGATGGCTGGAACCTTATTGATCCACACAGCGGAGAAATTAGAGATACAGTTTCAGCCAAGGCATTATGGCAAAAGATACTTGAATTGCGTATGGAAACTGGTGAGCCTTATCTTCACTTTATTGACACAAGTAATAAACACTTACCCGATTTCCAGAAAAAGATGGGGTTGAAGATACATCAATCTAATCTTTGTTCTGAGATTATTCTTCCTACAGATAAAAACAGGACAGCTGTTTGTTGTCTGTCTTCAGTAAATTTAGAACATTATGACTCTTGGTCAAAGAATGACATGTTCTTGAAAGATATGGCTGAAATGCTTGATAATGTACTACAGTTTTTTATAGACAATGCACCAGATACAGTTTCTCGTGCTAAATTCTCGGCTAAAAGAGAACGATCTATAGGTATTGGCGCATTGGGTTTCCATGCATATCTTCAAAGAAGAGGGACAGCTTGGGAAAGCCCAATGGCTAAAGGTGCGAATATGCGTATGTTTAAACATATTCGCGAAAAACTAGATATAGCAAATCTAGAATTAGGTAAAGAAAGAGGAGAAGCACCTGATGCTTTGGGAACTGGTAGACGTTTTAGTCATGTCATGGCTATTGCTCCTAACGCTAGTAGTAGCATCATCATGGGCAATACTTCGCCAAGTATAGAGCCATTTAGAGCAAATGCCTATCGTCAGGATACTTTGTCTGGGGCTTATTTAAATAAGAATAAGTATCTTGACCAGTTGATTAAAGCAAAGATTGAATCTGGCGAAACAAAACAAGATTATGATGAGATATGGTCTAGCATTATTGCTAATGATGGATCTGTTCAACATTTACGTTTCTTACAAGATAATGAAAAGAATTGCTTTAAGACAGCCATGGAAATAGATCAAAGATGGGTTATTGAGCATGCAGCTGATAGGCAGCAATATATTGACCAAGCTCAATCTTTGAATTTATTTTTTAGACCTGATGTGAATATTGTATATCTTCATGCTGTGCATTTCCTTGCTTGGAAACATGGTCT